AGTGCTACTGCTGACGCTACTATGGCTCACGCAACTAACTCTGTAGACCTACTTGGTTCAGATGGAACTGGTGTAGATGCTATTGACCTAATGGCTAGAATGGCTAGACTATTAGATGACCAGAACGTACCTGAAGAAGGTCGTTGGTTTGTTGCACCACCTTCATTCTATGAAGAGTTGTCACAATCTGGCTCTAAAATGCTATCTGTTGACTTTAACGCAGGTCAAGGCTCAATCAGAAATGGTTTAGTTTCAAGTGGAAAGCTACGTGGATTCGACATGTACAAGTCTAATAACATTGCCGCTACGTCTAATGCGACTGGTAAAGTTATGGCTGGACATATGAGTTCTACAGCTACTGCAAACACAATTCTTTCAACTGAAGTGTTGAGAGACCCAACATCGTTTGGTGATATTGTGCGTGGTCTTCATGTCTATGGTGCGAAAGTACTTAGGGACGAAGCTCTATGTAGTGCATTCTACGTAATTGACTAATGTCAAACTCGGGGGAGTCTTCACGGACTCCTCCACTTTTTATAGGAGAAATAATATGCCGAATGTAAATGGAAAGAAATTTCCTTACACTAAGAAAGGGATTGCTGAAGCTAAAAAAGCTAAAGAGCAAAAAAGAACAAATTATATGCACGGTGGTAAAGTAAAAGATGCTATGCCAAAAGCTAAACCTTGCTAACTAATAGGAATTATTAATGGCTAATACATATTTAGACTTAAGTAACGAAGTACTAAGAGAGCTTAATGAAGTTGTCTTAACTTCTGGTACTTTTGAAAGTGCGACAGGTATTCAAGCATTTGTAAAAGATGCTATTAATAAATCTATATTTGATATAGCTAACGAAGAACCACAGTTGCCTTTCTTTTCCGCAGGAGCTAGTGGAGGTACAGACCCTTTTTATGGTAATGTAACTGTAGCTACATCAGAAGGTGTACGCTGGTACACACTTAAAAGCGGAAGCTCAAATATCTCTACAGACTACTCTTCAGTAGACTGGGATGATTTTTATTTAACAACAATAAACGTAAGTGGAGAAACAACTCCTTACGTTTCTAAAGGATTAAGATTTTTAACACTATCAGATTGGAAACAATATTATAGAGATAGTGAAAATGCAGATGATGCAAACGGTTCAGATGCTTCTCATGGTGAGCCGAGGTTTGTAATTAAAAGCCCAGACCACAGGAAGTTTGGATTAAGTCCAATACCTGATAAAGTATATAACGTACACTTCTATGCTTTTGACAAGCCTACAGCTTTATCAGCATACAACGATGCGATTACGATGCCAGAGCAATACAGCAACGTAGTAACAGCACGTACAAGATATTATGTTCATCAATTTAAAGAAAACTTACAACAAGCTTCTTTTGCACTTGATGAGTACAAAAAGAACATGAGGACTATGAAATCTAATTTGATTAATCCTACACCTACTTATATGTCAGACGACAGGACTTATTTCTAAATGGCAGGTTCTCAACCATTTTCAGTACCTTTAGGTGGTGGACTTAATAAGTCTACTAACTCTTTAGCGTTACTACAAACCCCAGGAGTTGCTACTAAGTTAAGAAACTTTGAAGTATCACCAGAGGGTGGTTATCGTAGAATAAACGGATTTAGTTTATTTGGTGATACGTTGCCTAATACAACTAATGATGTAGAAGGTTTGTTAGTATATGCTGATGGCGTACTAGCTGTTGTAGGTGATGATATATTTTTTAGTCAAGACGGAGAAAGTACTTGGCTACAAGTAAACAAAGCAAGTGTTGCTAGTAGTGGTGATGACTATTCTACATTTACAGGTAGAAGTGAGTTAGCACTTAGTAGTGTAGACCAATGTGAGTTTGCTGTTTATGAAGGTACGTCACAATATGGTGAAGTAGTTATTACAGATAAGAGTGGTAATAACAAACCTTTCTTATTTAAAATGACAGGCTCTTCTGCAAACTTAAATGCAAGAACATACTTTGCAAGTCAAATAACTATTAGTGGTTCTACTACTGCAAAGTTTTGTACAATTCATGACCAGCATTTAGTAGTTGCTGGAGACCCTGCAACACCTAACACTATTTACTATAGCTCTACAGGAGACATAGACCACTTTACAGGCACAGGTTCAGGTAGTGTAACATTAGAAGACAAGGTAGTAGGTCTTAAAAGTTTCCGTAACGAATTATTTATATTCTGTCAAAACTCAATATTTAAATTACAAAATATAAATAATGCGGCTACGACTGCTGTAGTTCCTGTAACTAAAAACGTAGGTTGTTTAGATGGTCAGACAATCCAAGAGATTGCTGGTGACTTGATATTCTTAGCACCTGATGGATTCAGAACAGTTGCTGGTACATCAAGAATTGGTGACGTTGAGTTAGGAACTATTAGTCAGGCTATACAGCCTTTAGTTAATGACATTGCCGCCGCCGCTAATACATTACAATTTAGTAGTGTTGTGCTTAGAGATAAGTCACAGTATAGAATGTTTTATAGTACTTCAACAGATACTGCGGCAACTTCAAGAGGTATTATAGGAACACTTAGACCACAAGGATTTGAATGGTCAGAAACATTAGGTATACAAGCCCCTGCTATTACATCTGGATTTGATAGTACAGGACTAGAAAAAGTATATCATGGTGATAGAGATGGTAAAATTTATAACCATAACTTAGGAAATAGTTTTAACGGTTCAAACATTGAAGCAGAGTATCAGTCTCCAGATTATGACTATGGTGACTTAGGAACTCTTAAGACTTTAGATTATGCTAAAATTGCATTTACTCCAGAAGGAGATGCACAACCAACACTAAGAGTTAGATTTGATTACGACAGTTTAGATACTCCACAACCTGCTGACGTAGTTCTAACAGAGATACCTGAACCTGCTATTTTTGGTAAGGCTTTATTTAATGCTCAAAAGTTTGGTGCAACAGAACAGCCTCTTGTAAGGCAAGCTTTAACAGGTAGTGGACACAGTAACTTTTTTAAAATATTTAGTGCAGACACAAATGCACCATATGCAATTAACGGTTTGTATGTAAATTATAGACCATCAGGAAGACAATAGGAGAGATAATCAATGGCTACTTATGTAAGACAGAGTTCGTTTAGTGATGGCGATACAATTACGGCGGCACTATTTAATAACGAATTTAACCAACTAGTAAATGCTTTTAACGTAGCAACAGGACATACTCATGATGGTTCTACCGCAGGTGATGGTGGACCAATTTCAAATCTGTTTAGCAATGCTCTAGTATTTGGTACTAACACAGACAACGATGTTGTAATTACTTTTAACGCCACAAGCAACGATGGTGTTTTAACTTGGATGGAAGATGAGGATTACTTCCAATTCTCAGATGACCTACTACTTACAACAACAGAAAAGGTACAGTTTAGAGACACAGCAATTTATATTAATTCTAGCACTGATGGACAACTCGATATAGTAGCCGATACCGAAATCCAAATTGCCGCTACAACTATTGATATGAATGGCAACGCAGATATCTCTGGTAACTTAGGAGTTGGTGGTAACTTAACAGTAACAGGTACAACTACATTTAACGGTGGCACAATCACTATGGGTGATGCGGCTACTGACAATGTTGTGTTTGGTGCTGATGTAGATTCTAATATTATTCCTGATGATGATGACAGTTATGACTTAGGTAGCTCTACACAAGAGTGGAGAAACTTATATATTGATGGTACTGCAAACATTGATAGCCTTGTAGCTGATACAGCAGATATTAACGGTGGTACGATAGATGCCGCTAATATTACTGTAGGCTCTGGTAAAACTTTAGATGTTTCAGCAGGTACACTAACACTAGCAGACAATCAAATTTCTGGTGATAAAGTAGAAGGCGGTACAATTAACGCTACTACTATTAACACTTTAACATATGGTAGTATCACAGATGGTACTATTACAGTTACAGCTTTTGTTGATGAAGACAACATGGCTTCTAACTCAGCAACACTTATCCCAACACAGCAGTCCGTAAAGGCTTACGTAGACGCACAAGACACAGCACAAGACTTAGACCTAGTATCCGACAGTGGTACTATTGCAATCGACTTAGATGGCGAAACATTAACAGTTACAGGTGGTGAAGGTATTGATACTTCAGCATCTAGTAATACTTTAACAATTACTGGTGAAGATGCTACAACATCTAACAAAGGTATTGCATCATTTAACTCAGATGACTTTAACGTCTCTAGTGGTGCAGTTACATTAGCAACTACATCAACAGCCGCAGAACTTAATTTACTTGACGGAACTACAGCAGGTACTATCGTAGCCTCTAAAGGTGTAGCAGTTGATGCTAACAAAGACATTACAGGCTTTAGAAACATTACACTTACTGGAGAACTTGATGCAGGTTCACTTGACGTATCAGGCAACGTAGATGTTGATGGTACTCTTGAAACAGATGCACTATCTATAAACGGTACAGCAGTTACAAGTACAGCCGCAGAGTTAAACATCCTTGACGGTAAAGCTTTCCTTGATGAAGATGACATGGCATCTAACAGTGCTACAGGTATTGCATCTCAACAATCTATTAAAGCTTATGTAGATACTCAAATAACCGCAGAAGACTTAGACATTACAACAGATAGCGGAACCATTGCTATTGATTTAGATTCTGAAACAT